AGAAGTCAAAAAAGAAGTTCCTCTAACCCTGGCCGAGACAATTAGTAAAAAAATACAAGAAGCGTATATTAAAGAGTGGCAAAGAACCTCAAAGAATCTTAGTACTAAAAGAAAGAAAAGAATAATGGAAGACTATAATTTGCATATAGCTAAAAAGTATGGCACTTATGTAGCTCCTGTAATTAATTTTAGGTTTGCACAAGATAGTAAAAGTAAAGGGGCTATGGTAAGACCAGTTAATGCTATAATTACTAGTGAATTAACAACGTTTCTTAAACTAAAAGCTGGAAGCAAAAAAGTAGAGGACTTATCTAAAAAAATAGGAACAGCAATAAATATAGGTCATGGAACTCAGGGAAGTTTTTCAGTAGCCCAAAAAAAAGCTATGCAAATGAAAAGGGTGGCAGATAACAAGATTAATGATGATGATTCATTGACTAAAGCTGAAAAACAAAACGCTAGAGCTCAGGTTAATAAAGTATTTAGAGAGGCAGCAAACGTATTTAGAGAAGAAAATGATAAAACAGTTAAAACTCAAGATAAGTTAACTACTAAAATGATATGGCAAAGAGTATTTACTGAAACTGGTGAATACAAAGAGAATTTCGTTCAAGTCTTAACTTTTGAAGATGGGGAGATAAACCAAGATAAAGGTAGAACAATCGAAGCAGCATATGCTAGAAATATTATATCTTTATCAAAAGCTTTAGTAGAGGCTCCAGGTTCTTTATCTACATTGCAAGCCATGGAGTCTGCAATACTAAAGTCCCTAACTGAAAATCTCACTAAGGGGTCCTTTAAATTACTGGGATCTGGAAAACATATATTGCGCCCTAGATATTCTAAAGATTCTAGAAGAACACAGCGTAAAATTAAAGCAAAAATAGAGAAAAAAGTTAAAAGTGCTAGAATGAATCCTGTTACGGCTTTAAGCCCTATTTCTTTGAAAAAAATTATAGCAATTAAACCAAAATCTCGATCAGGAGCCAAGAAGTCAAAAGGACAAAATCTAGCACAATTGCAAGCTATATTAAATGTGAAGTTACCAGATACCGTCAAGGATAATATGGGTAAACCTGGCCTAGTTAACAGAACGGGAAGATTTGCACAAAGCGTAAATGTAACAGATATTTCTACAACAGCTAAAGGCTTTCCAAGTGTGGGCTATACTTATCAAAAAAATCCATACCAAAAGTTTGAAAAAGACAGTATTAGTCAAAGAGACCCTAGGCTAGTTATTAACCAGTCAATAAGAGAAATAATGATGGAACAAATGGAAGGAAGATTCTTTACTAGGCGAGTGTAAATTATGGCCACTAGACAATATACTACTAGACGCACTCAAATAGTTGCAGCCTTTGTTAAACTATTAAAAAATATAAATGGCGCAGGAGACTATAGAACAGATTTAGCTGGACATGTTTATGGGACGTTAAGATTTTGGGATGAAATAGATGAATTTCCTGAAATAAACATAAATAGTGGTAGCGAAACTAGGTCTTACGAAGCCGGTGGATTTAAATGGAGATTTCTTTCAATAACCTTTAGGGTATATGTAAGAAACCAAGACGACCCTCAAGGAGAACTTGCACTTGTACTTGAGGATTTAGAAACGATATTAGAGGATAATGACGGTTTAAGCTATGAAGATAGCGACGGAAGCCAGAAAACTATCTCAGATATTGAAATAATTAGCATTTCTACTGACGAAGGGGCATTAACACCTCTAGGAGTAGGGGAGCTAATAGCTGAAATTAGATATTAAATAATATCGAGAAATTTAGGAGATAAAATATGGCAGACCAATTATTTTTTAGTAGAGACACGAAAGTCTTTATTAAGAGGAATAATTTCTTCTACGAAATTCCTGTACTAGACGGCTATGCATATAGCCAAGCGCATAATATATCTGAAGTAACTCTAAACGAAGCTGCAGACTCTGCGGGAACCTCAAGAAGAGCTAGGCAAGTGTTTAACGATTCTTTTGCACCCACAGAATGGTCATTCAGTACTTATATTAGACCTTTTGCAGCATCAACAGGTGGATCGAAAGGAACTTTAGGTAGAACTAATAGTGAAGTAACCGATGTCACCATGCATGCTGTAGAAGAAGCTCTTTGGGACGCATTTGTAGACTCTACTAATAACGGTGGAGGAACCATCTCAGATGTTACTGATATGGACGTAGATTTTACTAAATCTAATAAAACCATTATAGGTACATTTGATCTTTACTTTGTTCTAGACTGGAAAGCGTCTGGTACAACTCAGAAAGTGTATAAAATAGCTGAAGCTTGTATAAATGAAGCCTCTATTGATTTCGATATTGATGGAATAGCTCAAATTAACTGGTCTGGAATGGGTGGACAGCTTACAGATGAAGTATCTGCAGCTCCGTACAATGCAGCTTATGACTCAGCCTCAGATCTAGTATACGAAGGGGTTCTCGGCACTAATAACTATATCAGAAATAAACTTACTACTTTAGCCCTTACAGGACTTAATAGTAACCCTTCTCTGGATAGTTATAACGTTGTATTAACAGGTGGGAACATTACTCTATCTAATAATATTACTTATCTAACGCCTGAAACTATAGGGAGCGTTAATCAACCTCTTGGACATGTTACTGGAACTAGGACTGTAGGTGGAAATTTCACAGCATATCTGGATGACGAAGCATTATCTACAGCAGAATTATTCACCGATATAGCAGAAACTCTTACTACTATTACAACGGAGTTCAACGCGGTCTTTTCTATTGGTGGGTCAGCCTCTCCTAAAGTAGAAATAGCTTTGGCGAAGTGTCATCTTGAGATACCTACTTTCTCTATTGAAGACGTAATATCTGTAGATGTCAATTTTCATGGACTGCCTTCAGCAATTGAAGGGACAGATGAAGCAACCATTAAGTATTTTGGAGTTGCTGTAGTATAATAAATGTGCCCCCTAACGGGGGCTATTTTTAAATTTTAAAATAAAGTAAAAGGAATATATAATGTCAGAACAAAGCAATGCATCGGTAGAATCAGTCAGTTTAAAAGATCTTATGGTTCCCGAAAAAGTAGTGGATATAGAGTTCCCAGGACTAGATGGTTTTATACTAAAAATAAGCCACTTAGGTAGAGCAATGGGTGCAAAACTTAGTAAAAAATCTACTAAGAAAACTTGGGTTAATCACCAGCCCGTAGAAGAGTTTGACTCTGAAAAATTCATTCCAGAATTTTGCAAAAGTGTAATAAAAGGTTGGACAGGTCTTAAATATAAATATCTAGAAGAACTATTACTTGTAGACATAGGGGATAAAGATCCCGAATCAGAACTATTATATAGCCTAGAAAATGCGGTAATGTTACTAGAAAATTCTGTTGGTTTTGATGAATGGATTACTGAGGTTAGTAAAGACCTATCAAATTTTACCAAAGACAAGTAATCGAGGTAGTTAGGTTACTTGAAAAAAGGGCTAAACAAACTTCCCAGATATCTTACGATACTTATATAAAAATACAAGAAGAGCTTGGGAAACCTATAGACCCTAAGAAAAAGCCACTAACCGAGGAAGATTTCCCTTTTGAAGTTCAGATGGCTTTTTTACTATATAGCCTTCTATCTAATATATGGGATGGAACTTCAGGAACTTATATGGGAAAAGACTGGGGTACTATGTCGATGTTGTTTGACATGTACGAAGTAGACGATAGATTAGAAGTTTTTTACTTCATGAAAATGAACGAAGTATTTATGATAGACTCAATTAACGAAAAGGCTGCGGCGGATCGCAAGAGAGAAGAGAGAAAAAATAAAAACTCTCGACCTTCTGGAAAGTAGATAAATATGGCTTCGACTATAAAAGTAGGTGTTAAGGTAGATGACAATGGTACTCTTAAGAAAGTAAATAAAGAGGCTAAAGGTGCTTCTACTTCTATGCATAATCTTGATAGAAGAACTAAAGGTGCTGCTAAAGCCTCTTCCGGCGCAGGCAAAAATTTCTCAAAAATGTCCCAAGGCATGGGCGGGCTAGTAGGTGCTTACGCAACTTTAGCCGCAACTATGTTCGCTTTAAGTGCTGCATATCAATTTTTAAAAGGCGCTGCTGATTTAGGAGTAATGAAAGAGGGGCAAATAGCCTTTACAGCTACTACAGGTGTAGCCATGAAAACCCTAACCTCAGATATTAGAGAAGCTGCAAAAGGGATGCTTACCTTTTCGGATGCAGCTTCGGCAGCCTCAATCGGAATCTCTTCTGGATTAGGGGGAGAGCAAATTATAGCCCTGGCTGAAGGTGCGGCTAATGCTTCTAAAATACTTGGGAGAGACGTAACAGACTCGTTTAATCGACTAGTAAGAGGTGTTACAAAAGCAGAACCAGAATTATTAGACGAGCTAGGTATAACACTGAGATTAGCCGATGCTGCGGAAAGTTATGGCGCCTCTATAGGAAAGACTGGAGATGAACTTACTAAGTACCAAAAGAAACAAGCAGTTTTTGTTGATGTTAATACTCAATTAGAAAATAAGTTCAATAAAATAAATGATATATTATCCCCTAAAAATAACCCCTTTACAGAACTGGGGGTATCTTTTGACAATCTTATGAATAAGATTAAGCTCCTTGTCTCTATATTTGCAGAACCAATTGCTAAGGCATTTGCCGAAAATATTTGGGCTTTAGCGGCCGCCTTTACTTTAGCAGGAACTGCTATGGCTAGTAAGATGATGCCTGGTCTTACTAACTGGGCAAAAACAGCAGCAGATGCATCTAAAACTGCTGCCAATAATGTAGTAAGGGCTAATGAAGAAATGCTTGCCGCTGATATGAATAGAACAAAACACGTAGTTAGTAATGCAAAAAGAGAAGCCTCAGAACTCACAAAAACTATGAGAGCTAGAAAAAAAGGTAGTGGGATGGCTGTTTTGGCGGAAGGGGGAGATCCCAATAAACGCCAGTTAACTGGAATGATTACGGCAGCCAAAAACGAAACAGGCGAATTTAAGAATATGAACGACGGTGTTAGAAAAAATTACATAAACAATTTAAGAATTATGAAAAACGGTAATGCCGATTTCCAAGGCCATATAACAAAAATGTGGGCTCATGTTAAGACTGTAAGCGTTGGAACCATGAAAGTTATGGGATTTCGAATGGTACAAATGTGGAGAATGGGAATTCAAGGTGCCATAGCTTTTGGAAATGCTGTATTAAAAGCTTTTAAGTGGCTTCAAATAATCACTATTGTCTATGGGCTACTAAAAGAAGCTGGCAAAGCTCTGGGCTTTATAAAAGGAGTTTCAGAAGAGCAACAAAAAGCCGAAGCTGCTACCGAATCTCTATTAAATAAAACCAAGTCATTAGTGGACGAATATGAAAAGTTTGCAGAAGTTCAGATTGAACTATTTAAAAAAATGGGCCTTGGAGTAAATCAATTTATAGCCTTAGGTAACATGCTCACTTCATTGGGAGGCGATTATAAAGGGCTAGCAGATATTATTAGTAAGTCTACAGAGGCATCAGAAGACTTTGTGGAGTCTTTTGCTTTTTTTTCGGGATGGGAGCAGTCACTGATTGTAGGCATAAGAAATTCGAATATACTCTATAATATATACGCAGGGATTTCTAACCTTTGGTCGGGTGCCGGTGCTGCTCATAAAGATTTAACAAAAGCTCAAGAAAACATTTTGGGGCTTAATAAAAGAATATTAGATGGTATAAAAGCACTTGGGATGGAAGAAAATAAACATGCAAAAACGATTGTGCGGCTGAATGAAAAAAGAAAACGTTCTGGAGCCCTGAGTAAAGAGGATAGCGAAAATTACGAGATCGCAAGACAAAGTTTGATTTCTTTCGGGGGTGAAATGGCGGAGTTAAAAAGAAGTATAGAATCAAATAATATAGCCTATAGCAAGCACATATCTTCTATAAAAACATATACTACTTCTGTTACTAGCTTAACTAGTGATCTAAAAGATCAATTAGTTCAAGAAATACTGCTTAACAAAGAAGGAGGAAAAAATTCAAAAAGAATGTCGGAGCTAAAAGAAAGGATTAAAGTACTGAGTAAAATACATACTTTGGAAATAGGTTTTGCGAACCAATCACTGCGACAGAAAAGGAATTTTATAAAAGTATCGCAAGGTGCTTCTAAGTTTACGCTAAAAGACTTACAGACTACGAAGAAGATATTTGAACTAGAAACTAATATAAAAAAGAAGATCGAAGAAATAGCTTTTGTCAATGACGACTTAGCTTCCAGCGACCAAGGGAGAGTTGATCAATTAGCTATAGAACTAGAAACAATGGAAGCTCAGAAGAAAAACTTAGAAGAGCAAGTTAAGCTTGTATATAAATTGTCTCAAGCATTAAAAGATACCTTAGAGCTTTCTCTATCAAAGGGAATTGCCTCGTTAATAAAAGGTACCGAAACCAGTTTTAAAAAGTTTTTGAGTGACATAGCTCTGGATGGGCTTAATGCTGTAGCAGATGTACTAGCTAAGGAACTAACAACAAATATCTCTAATATTGCGCTTAAAGCCTTTGGTAAAGAAACTAAGAAGGAAGAGCTTGAAAGACTTAACAAGGAAGCAGCGCTTAAAATTAAAGAAGCTAATGACGCTGCTGCAAAGAAACTTTCGGAAGCCATCAACACATCAGCTGAGACTATGGCGACTAAAATAACGAACGCTTTGGAAGTCGGGGGAGACTCCTTAAAGGAAAAAATAGTGCAGGGTCTAAACTCTCCCACTACTATAGCAGGAACTAAATCAACGGATGCTGAAAAGGCTGCCTTTGCTGATCTAGCTGGAGAAGAAGCAATTTGGGCAGGGGGTGGTACACAAAAGGATATTGATGAATTTAGAGCGGAATCTAAACCTGCTATTAATCCACTATCTGCTAATATGCAGAGGAGAAAGGACATCCAAGATAGAGCAGCTAAAGCCTTCCTTGAGATGAAAGAGGCCGGCCCTGCTGCTGCTCCTGCTGCTCCTGCTGCTCCTGCTGCTTCTGCTGCTCCTGCTGCTTCTGTGCAGAAACAACTTAATGACGCAGTAGTCAATATATCCAAGATGGTCACTGATAACGGTTCTGTTCTTGCTGCAGTTATCCAAGAGGTTTCTACTAATATTGGAGCCGTCATAGTTAATAATGATGCTGCTGGTGTAGGAGAAGAGGTAGTGGCAAAGAAAGAGGGATTTTGGTCTAATTTATGGGGCAAAAAATCTAGTCAAAAAGGGTACTCCGTAGAAGAAAATGAAGAGGGTATGGAAGAAGTAGTAGTACAGGGATCAAAAGGTTCTGGTATTGTAGGGCTTGGTAGTGATTTCATAACCGATCTAAGTGCAGTTTTTGATAGTCAGGCAGAAGGTGGTTTTCTAAGTAAAATGGGCACTCTATTTACGGGCTTAGGTTCAAACCTTAGCAGTATATTTGGAGACTTATTAGGTAGTTTAGGGGGTGTCTTCTCTAAATTATTAGGTGGTTTAGGTGGGGGAGGAGCCGGCGGAATAGGGGGATTCTTCGCTAGCTTATTAGGAGGAGGAGCAGCAAAAGGAGCTATGGCTCCTGGAGGTTTTGAAGCTTTCGCTAAGGGAGGGGTAGTTAGTAGACCTACTGTAGGTTTGATAGGCGAAGGTAGAATGAACGAAGCAGTAGTCCCACTCCCCGATGGTAAATCTATACCTATCAGCGGAAATATGGGCGGAAGTACTCAAAACAATAATAATAATATAACTGTTAATGTAGATGCTCAGGGTGGTACTTCTGTAACAGGGGATTCGGGACAAGATAATATGAATCAACTAGGAAAGATGCTAGGCGTTGCTGTCAGAGAAACCTTAGCCAATGAAATGAGACCTGGAGGGCTACTTAGTAGATAATTATGGCACTAGGATTTAATGATGGAGTAACCCAACACATTCCAGATAGAGGAATGTCTTTCTCCTCTACACCTAAAATTAAGGAGAGCCCTTTTGGTGATGGATATACACAAAGACTTCCTGATGGGATAAATACTATAAAGAAAAACTTTTCTATAATTTATAAGGATAGATTAAAAGCAGATATAGATGATATGGTAACCTTTTTAGACTCTACTGGAGGAGCTACTGCATTTAATTTTACCTACGCGAACGATAATGCAGGTGGTCAGGAATCAACAATAAAGGTAATAGCTAAAACATGGAATAAGAATTTTAGCTATGATAATTACTTTACACTTTCAATAACATTAGAAGAGGTTTTTGAGCCATAATGAGCACAGACTTAATTGTAACGGACTTACAAAAATTAGCTCCAGGTTCCGGGCTTATAACTCTATATGAGATGCAAATCTCTGATACACCTAATACCTTTATATACCTATCTAATGGATATGACAGTGATAGCAATAAAATTCAGTTTAGAGATAAAGAATCTCCATTTACTATTAGAACATATGATGTAATTCCAGCTATGATGGATAGTGTGGAAAAAAATACAGATGGTCCCTTACCAAGACCTACATTCACTATAGCTAATGTACTTAGGACTACTACAGGTTCCTCCTTATCTGGGGCTATGCAAGTTGGAAACGCTGGATCACCTTTACCCTTTGATAAACTTGTAGGCATGAAAGTTATAAGAAGAGTAACATTAGAAAAGTATTTGGTTGGAGGTACAGCAGATCCAGGAGCTGTAGAGCCTATAGAATATCCACAAGAAATATATTATATTGATAGAGTTTCGGAGCAAACTAATAAAGCTATAACATTTGAACTAGTTTCTCCTTTTGATTTGCAAGGTGTAACTTTACCTAGAAGAAATGTTATTAGTACTGGATGTAGTTGGGATTATCAAGGGGCCGGAAACCACCGATTTGAGTATGAAAAGAAAGGCGGCTGTACGTGGAATCAAGAAAGTAAAGTTAGCTTAGACGGCACTGAATACACATTATATGTAAACAAAGATGAGGAGCTAATATTAAACTTAGTAGCTAGTAATTTTACTACTTGGGTAGGCTCTGCAAATAAGGATGACTATATAAAAACCATAGGAAATACGACTAATAAAGTGGAAAGCGATGGCAGCTTAACTCCAACAGCTGTTACTGATTATTGGCAATGTACTAATGATTCTACTACTTCTGCTCCCGCTGATGGTTCAGTTAACTGGAGAAGAATAAGAATACATTCGACTTATTCTAGTGCTTCGGAGTACTCTGCATATATAGATACTCAATATAATGATTATGTAACATTTGCACAATCTGAGATAGTAAAAGGGGCATCAGTCTCTGTAACTAGATTATGGAAAACATCTTACAGAACTCAAACCGCAAACAATCATGTGGGCGATCCTGAGCTTAATAGATATTGGTCTAGGGCTGATATATGTAACAAAAGACTAGGTTCTTGTGCAATAAGATTTGGTACTTTAGTAGGTGCAACAGGGTCTAATTTCGCTACAGATCCAGCTACCCCTGGAAACTATCCAAAAGTAGCTAGAAATGATGATGTAGTATTACCTTTTGGTGGATTCCCTACATCTAGGAGTTTCGGATGAAGAAGATTATATATGATTATTGTACTAGCAAACTGCCTGAAGAGGCTTGCGGGGTTATAATAATAGATGAAGGCACGAAAAAATTTATTCCAATTGATAATGTTGCAGAAGATAAGGTAAGAACATTTGAACTAGACCCTAAATCTTGGATAACTTTGCTGTTGTCGGGTGTGAAGATCGAAGCTATAGTACATAGCCATCCAGAAGAAACAGGTTTAAGTGATATAGATATAAAAGCAGCTCAATTTTTAGCTATACCATATATGGTAGTGCAGTTACCCTCGGGAAAGGAAACATGGACAAACAAATAGAATTATTGGGTGTTTTGGGGGAAAAATTTGGGTCTAAATATGTTTGCTCAGAAAAAGCTTCTATTAAAGATACTATGAAGCTTATAGAGTGCCAAAACCCTGAATTTAAAGCCTTCTTAATCGAGGCATTAGAACTAGGATTTGATTTAGCTATAGTTAATGGCGATCATATAATAACAGACTACGAGGAGATATTTCTAAATAAGAAATATGATGGCACTACCTATATGGCGCTGGTACCCACAGGCTCAGGAGGGTTTGGAAAGATATTAGCTGCTATAGCTATTATCGCTTTTGCTATTTACATGCCGGTGATATTTGCTTATGAGGCTGCTGGCATTGGCGCCGCCACCATATCAGTCGTTCCTGGTTGGGCAGCTGCAGGTGGCGCTTTTCAAATGGCCCTTTTTTCCTTAGGAGCTAATTTACTTATAGGAGGTATTACTGAACTTCTCACTAAAGCGCCTAAAAAAGATAGAGAGGAAGAAGCCGGCACAATATTTAATGGGCCCGCTAACTCTATAAAAACTGGCCAGCCTATTCCAATATTATATGGAAAGCTTTTAATAGGAGGAACAGCTATAAGCATTAATTATCAAAGCTCTCATACAGCGTTAGGTAACGGTGGGGTAAACCCTGGTATAGGCACTACTTACGATGGCTCTTACAATGGAATGGGTGCAGAAAGCTGGACCCAAGGGATATACTAGGCAAAATAATATGGCAATAATTAAAACAGTTAGTCCCTTTAGTAAAGAGCAGGTAGGAACTATTGTAGATATACTTTCAGAAGGAGAGATAAAAGGTCTGGTAAATGGAGATGCATCTATTTACTTAGATGGAACACCTCTAGTAGATGAATCAGTATACGAAGGGATAAAAGGTGCAAATGCCACTGGAAGTATTAGTGCTTCTAGTTCTACTTTAACTGCTCCTTCTGGCACCTTTACTTCGAGCATGATAGGGAGAAGTATTCGTATAATAGGGGCAGGTCATTCGACCGTAACCTCAGCAACCACTACAGCCAATGGAACAACTGTTACTGGAACAGGGTTTAGTTCTGGCATGCAATATACCGGCCCACGTTCAGGTTTGTTATCCATACCAGGTGCTGGAATAAATGGTTCTGAACATAGGGCATATGTTTCCGAATTTGTAAGTACTTCCGAAGTTAAGGTTACAAACCCTACTCCCACAGCAGTATCCGGAACTGGTACAATAAGGTTCGATTTATCTACTACAATTACGGGATTTACTAGTTCATCTCAGGTTACTTTAGGTGACACTGCTGAATTATCGGTATCGGGTGTCCCAATTATAATATACCCCAAAACCCAGACATATACTACCTCCGAAGACTATAATTTTGAGGATGTTAGCTATGAATTCAGAGAGGGTACTCAATCTCAATTAGTAAGTAATTTGGTAGGTCCTTCTACTTCTGTAACTACAGCATTAGGACAGGAGATCAAACAAAGTACAGACTGGGGCGGAAAACAGGTAGCATTTTCTAAATCAGCTATAGCAGGCTTAGGTATATCTTCTCCTGGAGAACTGGATAAAATAAGGTTAACCCTTATGTTCCCTTCTATGTTCATGACTAGTACGGAATCTGGAAGAGTTTATCCAAGTAGAACGGAGTTTCAAATATTTTTTCAGAGCACAAAAGGGTCAAAAACTAGGGGTAGTCTTACAACTGACCCTATATTTGGAGCTACAAATGCTGAGATTAATTCTAGTGGAGGTAAGCAAGCTTTTAGAGGCGTGGGCAAGAGACCTGCAGCTGGAGCTGCTTTTGTTACTACAAAAACAAAAACAAAGTTTTCGGTGGATTTTGAATGGGATCTAGAACAGTTTAAACCTTTTGATGATTTCACAATAAAAATCGTTAGGGTTACTGATGATGAGACTAAAGATGACGGGGATCATTATGTAAATCAACACCAATCTTATGTTCAGAGCATAACAGGTATCATTAACGATAGAATGAACATGCCTCATACTTCCTTTAATGCTATACAATTTAGATCTGGAGAATTATCTAAAATTCCTAATAGATCTTATTTATTAGAAGGTGTGAAGATACAGGTTCCAACAAATTATTTTCCAGAAACCCGGCTTTATGAACGAAATACAACTACAGGAGCAAATACTGGGGCATACTCTACTTGGGATGGGAAATTACGTGGGGATCTTTCAGAACTTTCTTGGAGAGACGACACTACCCATGTAAACTATAAAAAAGTTTATTGTAATAACCCCGCTTGGATTTATTATGATCTAATGAGCAATAATAGATATGGACTAGGAGAATTTTTAGAAAAGCAAGATATAGATATTTATCAATTATATCAAATAGGTAGATATTGTGATGAATTAGTGTCAGACGGAAGTGGTGGGTTAGAGCCTAGATTTACCTGTAATATATACATAAAAGATAAAGAAGATGCTTATAAAAAACTATCTGATATTGCCAGTATATTCAGGTCACTATTGCTATGGTTAAATGGTCAAGCCGTTCTAGTTCAAGATAGACCTAAAGAACCCATTTATACATTTACCAAGTCTAATATCCTTGGAGGAGAGTTCGTATACCAAAGCTCTAGCAGTAGATTAAGAGCTAATCAAGTTAATGTTACTTGGAACAATCCAGATAGCTTCTATGCTGCCGAAGTATTAACGGTAGAAGATGCTGAAGATATAATAGATAAAAAGAGGGTCATAACAAAAGATATTATAGCTTTGGGGTGTACTTCCAAAGGACAGGCTTATAGACTTGGTAATTGGACTGTCCTGACAGAAAAGCTTGAGTCAGGAATCATATCATTTAAAACAGCTAATAATGCTCAATTTTTATCTCCAGGAGATATTATATATGTACAGGACAATGATTTTACCGGAGTTGTAGGAAGTGGTAGGGTTTCCAATACTGGCACTATCTCCACGACCCAAATCAGTCTAGATAGATCCGTAACTTTAGCTACAGGCACTTATGATCTTCATCTAATATTTCCTACGGGAGGAGCTTATCTAGAAGAAGATACAGCAACTATTGCAGGTGTTTCCTATGAAAGAGGTGATTTAATACCTTCTGTAACATCTGAATCCGCAGCGGCTAATCTTGTTGATTCCGCAAATGGTAACGGTCTAAAAACTTTCTGGTCAGAAACAACTAGAGTAGAGACTCAAAGAGTTACAACTAGCGCAGGTTCAACTCAGAGTTTGACAGTAGCCAGCGCTTTTACTTCTGTACCAAATCCAGAGGTAATCTGGTCTATATCAAACATCACAGACCCCAATGCGGCCACCAATTCTGAGAAGTACAGAATATTATCTGTCGGAGAATCCGAGGGCGAAATTACAATTAGCGCAAATATATATTTAGAGGATAAATTCAACGCTATAGATCGTGGAGATTTAACCTATGATAGAGTATTCCAAGCTCTTCCTAATTTTTTAGATAAAGTCCCTGCACCTAGGTCCGTTAGTTATCAAATAAATACTAGACAAGTATCTGGCCCTCAGACGGTAGAAACTTTGGGTCTCGAACAGGTAGTTACTTTTTCTTGGGAAAAGCCTTTAAATATTGGAGAAACTTCGACCTATACTGATTTAGAGTCATTTCAAGTTAGACATACTAATACTATAGACCAGAATTGGTCAGACATAATAAATATTGGTGCTGATGTAACCACTCTAGAAATACCAGAAGCTGTGCCAGGAAATTTTCAGGCTAAAGTAAGAACAAGAAATACTATTGGACAATATTCCAAATGGGTTTTGGTAGAGGTTAAATTTAATGAATCTCTATTAAATACTGGAGTTATTTCGTCGAATAAAAGAGCTGGTATTAATACTGGCGGATCTATAGATTCTATAACTTATTTAGATAAGTCTGCAGGTATATTAACAATAAAAGAGTCCAACTATAGTATTAGGGGCGCTCTAGGTGTGGAGTATAATGTTACAGGGCTATCTAATGAGTATGATTTTTCTACTCTCACGGATGGAGATACAGGTTATCTAGTTTTCGATGATTCTTTGGGGCAATGGCAGCTTTGGCAGCTATATACAGATTATACTATTGAGAATAATTCGGGACTTATATCCACCATATCCGCTATAGATGGTAATACTAGTACAATTTATGTAACTACGTCTTCTGCACATGGATTTACAGAAGGAAGATCTGTCGATATTTCAGGTACTACCAACTACAACGGCACACATACAATTTCTAATGTGGGGTTAACCTCCACTAATTTCCAAATAGTTAGCACTTCATATAATTTCCCTGCAGAAACTTCAGGTACTGCTAATATGTCGAAGTTATATACAAGATATTGGACAACTATTAATGCAACTAATAAAGGTTTGACCTTAGTCATACCTACGATTACTATAGATGCTGAGGAGACTATAAATGGTGTGGTGTTCCCTATATGGAATAGCAATATACAAGCTTCCTCAACTTTAGCCGGAGATTTTGTCTCTGGAGATATAATTAAAATCGCCACTTCCCCTACTAGCTATGTAGAGTCTGCTACAGATTGGTATGGAAATATACAGGACGTAAATGGAGCTTCCATAGTTACAGTACAGCCTGTAAATAGGTCTTTTACAGCAGATAAAGTATATAAGACTGTGGTTAAACCAGATTTCAATAAGGATTTTGTAGCCTATTCAGTTACTAGAGATTCCACGGCGATTAATGAGTATAAGTTAGTAGAGTATGCATCTAGTACACCCAAAGCGACTATAACTTATAACATGAACAATCCTACCCACTTAGCTCCTGCTAACTTTGATGAAACATTAAAAGCTAATGCTCTTGATAATTCTGGGTTTAGTATACAGGCATATGAAGATGGGGTAGCCCTTAATTATGATGGTACAGCCACAGAGTTAGGAAGCTTCAAAGTAACTATAGTAGATTCTGTAAATGTAACAGAGGATCCTTCTCCTACAACGGTGGCGCTAACCACTAGAACATATGCTGCATCTACTACTTTAGATGCTACTAGTGCGGTTATTAACATAGATATAGATGTTATAGCCTCATATGGGCAAAAAACTAAGTATCAGATTACCCAGCAACTTTCAAAAACTACAGAAGGTTCAGCTGGGGTTAGCTCTGTTACTAACCAAGTGACGTCTACCCAATATTTTTCAGCTTATGATGCTGGGGGAAAGAATCCTAATCCCGCAACACTTACTATTCGAGCAACCCCTAAAGGGGTTACTGATCCATGGTTTAAATGGACGGGGGATGGATTTACAGATGAAACCCAATTTTTTGATGGAGATACCTCATCTTATGATGAGTTAGTGTATACATTACCTACGTCAATCAATACAAGTCCACAGCTAATTAGGAGTGGCGTGTCTGAGGGTGATCAAGTAGAGCTAGCTTTTGATAGTATTAGTATTAATTCCTTACAACCTGGACAAGTAACCAGCTATCTAACTAATGAAGTTCATACTGTAAGTACTGCTAATGATGGTACTGGAGCGAATGTTTCTACTTCTGGAGGTACTTTCAAGTTTTTTGATGGTATTACTGATATTACAGCGGGTGGTAATGTTACGTATAGTGTAGTGGCGCCTGCTACAGTTAATGGCCTAACTATGGCTATAACCACTGCAGGAGTATATAGCTTAACAGGTACTTGGACTTCTGATGTAGAAACTTTTACATTAAGAGCAATTTTTGGTGATGTGACACACGATAAAGTATATACTATTAGTAAGTCTAAGGAGGGTTTGCCAGCATTAACCACTAAATTAACTGCTGAAGATTATTCTATTGTATATGATGATAAGGGTGTTAATCCAGCACATAGTGGTACTGGAGGGGTTGGTAATACTGCAATTACTCTAACTGCTTCTTATGATACTAATGCATATACAGCCCCTCAATTTCAATTTACTAGTGGAGTAACCATACTTCAAGCTTGGAGTACTACAGCTACATATAATTATACAGTTCCTGTTTACAGTCAGGGGGCAGAAACTTTTAAAGTTGATATAAGAGAAGGTAGTACTGGTGTCTCAACAGCTTCAGATTCTATATCTATAATAAGAGTAAAAATAGGTGAAGATGCTTTTTCTGGTGTATTATCAAATGAAAATCATAGTACTACTGCTGATAGCGATGGAACTAACTATTTGTTAACTGGAGCTGGAGGAACATTCGAAACATTTTATGGCGGAACAAACTTAACTTCTGGGGTTGTGTATAGTGTAGTGGCGCCTGCCACAGTTAATGGCCTGACTATGGCTATAACCACTGCAGGAGTGTATTCACTCTCTGGCGCTTCTTGGACTTCTGGTGAAGAAACTTTTACAGTAAGAGCTGTTTATGGAAGCTTAACTCTAGATAAAACATATAGTATTAGCAAAGCTAAACAAGGCTTGCAGGGGGTTATATCCCCCACAGTAGTACTTACTTCTTCAAATTATGCTATAGCCTATGATAGTGATGGTTTGACTCCCTCCCCCTCTGGTTCTTTAACAATAACTGCTAAAGCATTAGGTACTATAGCTGATCCTTTTTTCAAGTTTACTGGTGATGGGTTTACAAATGAAGCTACTTTTACGGATGGTACAGGATCATTAGACACCGCTTCTTGGACAGTACCTGCCAACTATTTTTCTACTCCTCAAGTAATGCGAGTAGGAGTCTCTGATGGCGATCAAGTAGAACTAGCTTTCGATAGTATATCTATTTCTGCACTACAGCCGGGAGAAATTGGTAATAGTGCTGCAGAATTAATACTATATTTTTCTAAGACAGGTACTTTTACTTTTCCTACTGGTATAGGTACTACAGATGCTGAATATAATTTTTCTACTGGAGTGCTTGATATATCTAATGTAGCAGCAGGATGGTCAAAAACTCCTCCAGTAAATAGTTCTTTAGCAGATATAACCATAGCTTCTACTGCGTTTGTATCGGGGACAGGAACTACTACTTCTATAACCTGGACAACGCCTTCATTGTATATGAAAGGCTCCTCATTTTCAAATTATATATTTAAATCTAGCGCTACTGTACCATCAACGCCTGCAAATACTGTTTTCCCCGCCATTCCAGCTACTTGGGTAGATGACATAGTATCTGTGCCTTCTTCTGTCAACCCTATTTGGGTTTCCCAAAGTAACACTACTTTTGGCTTTGTTGGCATTACTGGAGGACAATGGAATACTGTTTGGGATACTCCAGTACAAATTGAAGGCAGAGATTCAGCCACAGTTATTCTCACTAATGATTCCCATACTTTGCCAGTCTCAGCCGCAGCTACACCTGTAATAGATCATTCTGGTTCTGGAACAGATATTAACGTTTATATTGGTACTCAAATTGTTCCACACGACAATTCAGTTCCTTATGCCTCCCCCTCTTTTAGAGTGGCCGTCGCTTCTACTAGTAATATCACCGCAGGAAGTATTTCAGGTAATGGGACTAATATAGCAACTATAGGCGACCATAGCTCGATGGGTACTTCCGATATTGCTAGTGTTACCTATACCATAACTGTTGTGGACACTAAAGGTGATACAAGTACTTATAATAAAACACAATCCTTAGCTAAAGCTCCTACAGGTCTGGAGGGTATAAAAAATGAAACTTTTACAATTTATTATACTTCGGCGAGTCCTACAGCCCCGACAACGCCTTCCGCTACAAATTACACTTTCTCTACTGG